TTGCAGACCTAAAACGATTAATTGTAGTTTCAGGATTTGCACGTTGTTTTATTCTAGGATCGCCAGGTATATTATCATACTCACGACCTCTAGGCAACCCGATACGAATATCGAAAGGTCCTACTCTTTTACCACCTCTAAAAATTGCCATTAAAATCTCCTTCTACTATCACGGTGTACTGTTGACTCACCTGCTTTTCTAAACTGTGCGACAGGCATGAATATTGCAGGTGCATAATCTTCTTCATCTAAATCTAAAAAACCAGAAACAAATTGTGAACGTAAATAATGTTTGATAGTAGGTTTTATGTATCTTAAATTTTTTAGTTTACTGTAATCACCTGTAAAGTTTCTTTTGTCTAATGCTTCTAATAATTTCATTCTTGCAGGTATAGGTAAGTAATGAAAATTAATACCTAAGAAACCACCCTTTGCAGTATCGATAGGCATAACTAACGGAAACAAATCATAGTATGGTAACTTTGCTTTTGTTTTAGGATCATATCTAAAAAAATGTAAACGATTAAATCTAGGTGTTTTTCTTATCTTACCGTCTCTCATCAACCTACTTGCAGATATTCTGCTCGATAATTCACTTATCTTTTTCTTATACCAGTTCAATGATAGGTCTCTATTACCTGCTTGTTTTTTTATTGTATCAAATACTGACGCCATATGACTATTTATCTAAATAATTAGGATGAAGAAGATAAAACGCATGAGTAATAGAATGTTAGTACAAGGTAAATTTAAACCTAAAAATCCAAACAAATACAAGGGTGACTCGTCTAATATTGTATACAGGTCATCTTGGGAACTTACTGTCTTTAGATATTTAGACAGTAATCCTGCAATCATACAATGGGCAAGTGAGGAGTTCTTTGTACCGTATAGACACCCATTAACAAACAAAATAAGTAGATACTTTCCTGATGTATATTTGAAGTATCGTAACTCAGCGAACACTATAACAGAAACCGTGTGGGAAGTCAAGCCAAAAAAACAGACACAACCACCACGCATACCTAAACGTAAGACGAAGACGTGGAAATATCAAGCAGAGCAATATGTAATCAATGACGCAAAATGGAAAGCATGTAAGAAGTATTGCGACAAAAGAGGTTACAATTTTCAATTGATTACAGAGGATCATCTTAAACATTGGTCTACGATACCTCCGTTATAACAGATAAATAGTATTATGGCACGAAACACATTAGCAACAAAACTTAGAAACAAATTATTTGGTGGTGTTACATCAGCAGGCACTTCACCTGTAACATCTTCAGCACCTATACGAAACAGTCGAGGTGCAGGTTTTTCATCAACTGATCCTCTAAAGTTTAAAGAAGATGATAGATTTTCATACGGCACATTACGTTATCCAGAAGACTTAGGATCAAACGAGTTTGGTCACTACTTGTTGTTTCATTTTTACGAAGTATCACAGAGTAAATACTTAGGTGCAAAAACAGAGGTTTTAGAAAAACAAGTATTTAATGAAGGAACAGATAAAGAAAGAACAGTAAACAAAGTAGAAAACATTTCAAAAAAAGAAGGTATCGCATATAGTGGTGGTGTATCAAACCTAGATGGTGACGCATTAAATAGTGTGAGTAGAAATTCATCAAATAAATCTATGTCAGGTAGTATGAGAACGAGTGGTCGTCTTATAAAATCAACTGATACAGTCGCAATATATTTACCTAATAACTTATCAAACAATACGAGTGCCTCATATCAAAAATCAGAGACAGGACTTGCAGGTGTTTTAGGACAAGATTTGATAGGGGCGCAAAATATTGATGATCTATTATCAAAAGTAGGTTCTGAAGGTACATTTAATACGATAAGAGACGCACTTGTAGATACATTGGGATTACAAGTTACAGGTGCATTAGTAGATTTAGTAGGTGGTGGTGATTTAACTGGTGTAGTTCGTAAAGGAACGCAACGTGCATTGAATAATGCTGTAGAAGCAATCTTTACAGGCGTAGACTTGCGTACATTTAACTTTGAGTTTCGCATGATACCACGAAGTGTAAGAGAACTAGAGACAATAAACAAGATTATCAAGTTATTCAAGTTTCATTCATTACCAGAAAGAGTATCAGAGCAAAAGATAGGAAGACATTTAATCTTTCCTGGTGAGTTCGATATACAGTATATGTACAAAAACAAAGAAAGTCAATGGTATCCTTTTGTTTCTGGTTGCGTACTAGAAAATGTAGAAGTCAGTTATGGACCTGGTGGTGAGAGTCAACACATCATGACAGAGGATATGGATACGCCGGCACCGTCAGAATACAATTTAAAACTACAATTTGTAGAGACCGAGATCATGACTAAAGAAAAAGTAGTAGAAGGATTTTAATGTCTTATTTTGAAAACTTTCCTTTGTATCAATATGACGTATCTGATACAGAAACAAAGACACTTATAACAGATATTGTACGCCGTGTCAACCTAAAAAGTAACGTCAAAGCGAATACTTTGGTATTTGATACATATGACGTAAGAGACGGTGAACAACCTGACACTGTTGCATTTAGATATTACGGTGATACGAAACTTCATTGGATAATAGTTACTGTGAACAACATAACCTCCCGTTATGATTGGCCACTAGACCAAGTTGCATTGTCTCAGTTTGTCAACGATAAGTATTCAAACCCGAATGCTACGCACCATCATGAGATAAATGCAACGTCTGGTGACACAACAAGAAAACTTATTGTATCAAGTGATACTGACGGTGCGACTGCCGTAACAAACTATGAACACGAACAAACACTTAACGATAACAAAAGACGCATACGATTACTTGATCGAGTGTATGTGGCGCAATTTAGAAAAGAATTTGAACAACTAATTAAGAGACCAGTATAATGCCTTTATTCACAGACGAAATTAGTTTCGCTGGTGACTTTTTCATGCCAGAGATTAACATTCTAGGTCAAGCAGACCCACTCAACTTGCGTAGTGTATTTCTAGAACTCAATATCTACGAGAGTATTTACAAACCTATGTTGTATGGTAACGTAACAATTGCTGATACAGCGAACATCAAGATGAATATGCCTTTGACAGGTCAAGAAGAAATAGAGTTTAAACTTGAATTACCTGACAACGAGAGTATAGATTTTTTTCAATATCGAGGTCGTGTTTATAAGTTAGACAATCAGATCAAGACAAAAGAAAGACAACAGGTTTATACACTACACTTTACAACAAGAGAAGGCATACGCAACGAACAAACAAGAGTAGAACGTGCATTTGAAGGTGACGCTAAAACAATATTGAGTCAATGTACAAAAGACTTTACAAACAAACCTATCTTTGTTTCAGACTATGTAACATACTATAACAAACTTGTAGGTAATCGTATGAAAATGTTTGATTTTCTCAAGATGGTTGCAAAACGTAACAACGCCATCTTCTATGAAAATCATAGAGGTTTTCAATTCAAACCATTAAACAAACACTATGAAAACGAAGACAGTATCGAATACTTTGAACAAACACAAGGTGCAGGCGGTAAAAATGTAGAGTCTGATATGCATAGTATATTAGAATATCGAGTAGAAAAACAAGGCGATACACTTACAGCGATCTCATCAGGTCAACTAGGTAATACACAATACAACTATTCACGAAACAACAAAAGATTTACAAAGACAGAGAGCACCTACGATACGTTCTTTCGTACACAGAAACATTCCGAGTCCACGCCTTTTCCGATTTACAACGATCAACCAGAACCAGGCGATAAGCAAAACCGTAATCTTTTTCAATTTCCTAGTTCAGTCATTACCGTAGAGACGCAAGACCTTACGTTACACACACAAAGCAATACAGACACGAATAACTACGAGAATAAGTCAGAAATAAGACAAAACAGATTGCAAGACAACGCTAGTCTGAATGACATTGTTGTGAAAGTGACTGTACCAGGTAATACTAATCTCGCTGCAGGTGACATGGTAACACTCAATCTACCATCATTTGAAAGTTTGAATGTAGAAGACAAACGAGTACATGATGTATACTTGTCAGGTAGATATCTATTAAGAGATGTAGTACACACAGTATCACCTCAGAGATATACTACTACGTTTACCTGTGTCAAAGAGAGTTACAGACAGAATACAAGACTTGCAAGTGATAGTATAGAAGACAATGAAACAGGATCAAGAGGAGTCATAGAGATATAATGTTAGAGTGGATACAGAATAGAATACGAATATTGCGTAGTGAAAATGTTATTGATTTATATAGTAATATTAACCCATTCAAGCATGTAGAAGACGTTCACATAC